CTGAAGGTCAGGCTATTAAGTACAGTAAGTTCGACACTGGTAACTTCACGTTCCAGATCGATCAGTACAAATACTCTGCCAACTCGATCTCTGAGAAGTTCAAGCGTGACTCGTTCTGGTCTTCGCAAGTGCAGTCTGCATTTGCTCCAGAGCAGCATCGTGCCCTCATGAAAGCGTTCGAAGCTCGTGTCTTCGACCGTGGTAATGCCTCTCAAACCGCATCTAACCTGAACGCAATCAATGGTGCTTCGCATCGTTGGGTTGGTTCGGGCACCAATGAAACCATCGCTTTCAAGGATTTCATGCTCGCAGAGTATGCTCTCCGCAAGGCGAACGTTCCTATGCGCAACCTCATCGCTGTTGTTGACCCCTCGGTGGCTTACGCCATTGAGAGCAACACCGCAATCAGTGGTTTGCTGTCGCCGATCCCCCACTGGGGTAACGTGACCAAAGATGGACTCGTTTCGGGATTCCAGTTCCGTTTCAGCATCTATGGTTGGGACGTTTACGTTTCTAACTATCTGCCGCGCGATATCGCAGAAACTATCAATGGCAAGTCCGTCACCACTGGTGTGGCGAACATGTTCTTCTCGGCTGAGCCGGGTGACACGCTGCCTTGGATTGCTGCGTTCCGTCAGATGCCAACCGTCTACTCGGAGTTCAACAAAGACCTCCAGCAGACCGAATTCCTGACCATCACCGAATACGGTGTTCAGGTGTTCCGCCCAGAAAACCTCGTCGTTGTCCTCACCGACACCGATCAGGTCGCGTAAGGAGGTACATAATGGTACAAGCATGGATGGATAATACTGGTCTTTATCAGAAATATGGTGTTGACCAGACGACCCCGATGGCTGGTGGCGAATATCGAAGCAACGGTGAAACCCGTGAGATCGAGTTCAAAATCACCCTCGCGGACCTCGGCTCTTCGGCTGCTATCGTTGATGGCACCGACAACATCGTGATGCCTGCTGGCTTCACGGTGGAAACCGTTGAGGTTATTACGGATACTGCTGCTGTCGCTTCGGGTGGCTCTGCCACTCTCGACATCGGTCTTATTCGTTATGACCGTTCGACCGAGATCGACTATAACGGCCTTGTGGCCGCTATGGCGAAGACTGCAATCGATACCACTGGTGAAAAGAATGTCATCAACAAGGGTTCGACTGGTGCAGGCGCTCTCGTCGGTACGACTGTGGGTTCTAACCCCGGCTACTTCACTGCCAACTATGGCACTGCTGCTTTCGATAGCGGCGTTGTCACGGTTCGCGTCAAGTTCCGGAAGCCCTAATAGACTTGGGGATTCGTGGATAACTTATCTTACTTAGCAGGACTTGTAGACGGTGAAGGACATGTTTCTTTATCGAGCGCAGGTCGAGGTAAGAAAAGATTTGTAATTGAAATTAAAATGACTTCCGAGAAAGTAATTGATTGGTTAGTTAGTAATTTCAATGGGGCTAAGCAATTTAGACCCTCTACAAACCCTAATTGGAAAGATCAATGGCGTTGGCGTCTTCAAGGCAATGACGCCATTGCTCTGTATAATCAAATCAAGCCGATGCTTTTAGTTAAGTAATTCGGCCCCCTTTTCTTTATGAAAGGAAATTAAAATTGGCTGATATATCTCATGCCACAATGACTGGATCAGAGTTGCACGAACCGAAGGGTATCGAAAATGCATCTCTTGGTGAAGTGTACGTCGCTGACGGTAATGGAAGCGGCAGTTGGAATAACGTCGGAACGTCTTCATTTACAGGCATGATCGCCGATTTTGCTTGGCCGGTCGTTCAAGAAGGCTGGCTAGAATGTGACGGAAGTGACATAAATACTACAACGTATGCAGCACTTTACGCCACTATGACTATTCAGAAAACAGGTACACGTACAAGTGGCAGCTCTGTTATCACTTCATTAGCCTCTACCTCAGATATGAGAGTAGGGTATTATGCATTCGGTGTTGGCATTCCTTCTGGAACTACTATTGTATCTATCGATAGTAGCACTCAAATAACTCTTTCTACTAACGCCACATCTGCTGGAACCTCTACTGTAGTTATTTCACCTTGGTTGTTAAATACAGGGACTATTCGCCTTCCTGATCTTTCAACTACCGGAAGATACAGAAGAAGTCGAACGTCTTCAACAAGCGTTGGTCAAACGCAGGATGATGACTTTAAATCCCACACACATACTGGAAGCACATCTTCAGATGGAGGGCATAGTCACACATACTCAGGTACCACTGGAAATGAAAGTGTAGCGCACAGTCACGGTGGGGCGATCACTAGTGTAGCTGCTAATATTATAGTTGCGTCTGGAACTAGTTTCACAGTTCCCGCATCGTTAAATACAGGAAGCACAGGCACTGAAAGCAATCCACATACACATGCTTACTCAGGAACTACATCTTCGGTAAGTAATCACAGCCATACTTTTACTACTGCTAGTACTGGTGGTTCTGAAACTAGACCTGTAAGTCTCGTAATGTCTAAATTAAATTTATCTTCAGTTAATAGTCTTCAGAATGAAACAACTGCTGTAGCTACTATCAACAACAACAATACTCTGATTACCCAAGCTATTGAAAATACAATCAGTAGAGATGGTAGTCTGCCAAATCAAATGAATTCTAGGTTGGATATGAACTCCAATCCTATCATCAATCTCCCTGATGCAACATCTGATCAAGAGCCTGTTACTTACGGACAATATGTTGATGGTATAACTTCTGTTAATAACGGTGTGGTTATAGATGGAAGTTACTTAGTCACAGCTCACAGTGATACAATGATAAATGACCGTGTTTTGAACTCCGGTCTTAATATAGCTTTTGCAGATGGAGGAGCTAAAGGAAACTTTACAATTTCTGTAAGTGATTCTGAGCTTAATGCTTTAGCTGAAGTTGTTTCTGATGCTGATAAACTTCCGTATTTCACTGGTAGCGGAACTGCTGACGTAGCTGATTTCACCCCATTCGCTAGAACTCTTGTAGATGACGAAGACGCGGCTACTATGAGAGATACTTTAGGATTAACCCTTGGAACAGATACTCAACCTCACTCTGCTCTTCTTGATAGTCTTAATTCCAGTTCTACTGGTCTGGTAGCAAAGACAGACGCAGATACTATTACACCTAGGACAATTACAGCTCCAGCCTCTGGTATTACAGTAAGTGATGGAGATGGTATTCTAGGAAACCCAACTCTTGTCTTAGCAAACGACCTTGCTGCATTGGAAGGTCTGTCAACTACAGGCATCATCGCAAGAACTGCTACTGACACGGCTACAACTAGAACTGTAACAGGAACTGCCAACGAAGTGACTGTCACTAATGGTGACGGAATCTCCGGCAATCCTACTGTAAGTCTTCCAAATGCATTGACATTCACTGGTAAGACAGTAACAGGTGGTACGTTTTCTTCTCCTACTATTAATACCCCTACAGGGATTGTTAAAGGAGATGTTGGACTTGGAAATGTAGATAATACATCAGATGCTACTAAGAATTCTGCTGTAGCTACCCTTACTAATAAAACACTAACAGCACCTGTGATTAACTCTCCTACAGGAATTGTTAAAGGAGACGTAGGTCTTGGTAACGTAGATAACACCAGCGATGCAACTAAAGACGCTGCTTCTACTACGTTAACTAACAAGACTATCTCAGGTTCAGCTAACACACTGAGTAATATCGGAAATGCAAGTCTTTCGTCTGCTGCTGACTCTACCATTAAAAGTAACATCTCTGGTAGTTCTGCTTCCCCTAGTGACAATACTATTACTGCTGTCCTCGATAAACAACTTGGTACTACTCAAGGAACTATTGCTTACCGTGGCGCATCGACATGGGATGCTCTAACTCCCGGTACTTCAGGTTACTTCCTGAGGACCCAAGGAACTTCCGCCAATCCTATATGGGATGCAATCCCCGGAGGCGGTGATCTTTTATCTACTAATAACCTTTCTGATGTTGCTGATGTAACTACAGCCCGTAATAATTTGGTTGCTGCCCAAAAGAAAACAGCAACCACCCAACGTCTTACTTCAAGTGGAACTTATACTCCGACTGCATCCGATGTAGTTTGGATTGAAGTTCACATGGTAGGAGCAGGAGGCGGCGGAGGTGGAGCAGGAACAACTTTAGGTACAGTTGGAACTTCCGGAGGCAGTTCTACATTTAATAGTGTTGCCGCAGCAGGAGGTTCTTACGGTAATAATGATAACGGAGGAGCCAACGGTGCTGCTGGCGCAGGTGGCTCTGGTGGAACAGGGACCGCCAATTCACGTTCAGCAGGTTCTCCGGGAAACCCCGGAATCCCAATTCTAGGGGGCAGTGGAGCCGCTTCTTATTTTGGAGGAGGTGGACGCGGAGGTTATGGGTCCGGTGTCGCATCAAGCGCAAACACAGGTGGCGGTGGCTCAGGCGCTTCAGATTCTTCTAGTAAATCCGCAGGAGGAGGCGGAGGCGCTGGAGAGTATGTCTACTTAATCTTACCTTACGCATCTTCTTATTCTTATACTATAGGAGCAGGAGGATCAGGCGGCGTAGGAACAGCAGCTACAGGTGGTGCTGGCGGGTCTGGCCTTATCCTTGTTATTGAACACTACTGAGGAAAAATGATATACTCAATTATAGATAATTCAGGTAACATCATAGACAGAGTGGTAGCGGACTCTTCTTGGGAAAATATGTTTCCTGATACTACAGCTATCCAAGAAACAGACATTACATACGCAATAGGAGGGACTCTAGTTAATGGAGTTTATACGCCTCCAAAAGTAGACGAAATCCAAAAAGGTCCAATAACAGTAACTCCCAGACAAGCTAGGTTAGCTTTACTTGCAGCAGGTCTTCTAGACCAAGTGCAATCTGCCGTAGATCAAGCTGGAGGTGCAACTAAAATTACTTGGGAATACGCAACAGAGATAAGTAGAGATGATCCTATGATTGAAGTTGTAGGGCAATCCTTAAACTTGACGAGTCAGCAGATCGATAACTTATTCACACAGGCAAGTGCACTATGAAATACACCCTTCTAGAATTAACACAATCCATATTGTCTTCTATGGATAGTGATGAGATTAACAGTATTGATGATACTGTAGAGTCTCAACAGGTTGTTGAAGTCATTAAAACTGTTTACGACGACATCATTACCCGTGGCGATATGAACATCAATAAGACGTTGTTCAATCTCACCCCAAGTAACGACGTTACTAAACCAGTCCTTATGACTAAGCCTGATAACATCGACCGTATCGAGTGGATTAAGTATAACCGTATTCTTAACGGTGATGTTGATCCTCTGTGGGACCAGATGACTTATCTGACCGTTGAACAGTTCATGGACTATACTCATCAGTATAAACCATCTGACAGCAACATCGAATCGTTTGATTACATCAACAACGGATTTATCTTCACGTTCATGTATCGTAACGACTGGTCACCTAAGTATTACACATCTTTCGATGACGTGACACTTATCTTCGATGGCTACGACAGTACTGTGTCATCTACTCTCGAAGCATCTAAGACTCTTTGCTACGGTCCACTGAAGTCTACTTTCACTAAGACAGACGACTTCGTTCCTAATCTTCAGCCTCAACAGTTTGCACTTCTTCTCAATGAAGCTAAGTCACTGGCATGGGCTGAGTTGAAGCAGACGGGACACGCCAAAGCTGAACAGACGAGTAAACGTAACTGGAGACATCTCCAGAAAGTCAGGGAGAATATTCCTGAAAGCCAGTTCGGAAGCAACGCACATCCTTTCGACAAGCTTCCTAACTTCAGTAGGATTAAGTAATGCCGCAGCAAGCAGGCGTATCTGTTGAAAACAGTTTCATAAATGGCGTAATCACAGAAGCCACTGGATTAAACTTCCCTGATAAGGCTTGTACAGAAGCCTATGATGTAGAATTTGATATCGATGGCTCTGTCTACCGTCGTCCGGGATTTGATCTAGAAACTAACTACACCACTAAGGTTATTAACAAAGATAACAAAGTTATCAATACGTACCTGTGGCAGAACGTGTCTGGTAACGGTAACGTCACTGTCATTGTTATGCAAGTAGGTAACAAACTTTACTTCTATTATACAGAAGGAACTGGAGTGTTCTCTACTGGAGCTATTTCAGATACTGTTACTCTTACTCCTGTTTCCGGTGCTCCTGTTGTTGATACTGTAGAAGCTCAGTTTACCGATGGTAATGGTTATCTAATTGTAACTCACCCATACTGTGATCCTATTCGTATCACTTACGACGAAGACGCAAACACAGTTACTGCTGAGACGATTGTTCTTAAGATCAGAGACTTTGAAGGAGCTATAGCCGACCCTAATGCAGTTGATAGCAGACCTACCACAACTCTGGCTGGTATGAATGTCAGTCATGCGTACAACCTTTATAACCAAGGTTGGACCACTGCTAACCTAACTGCTTGGGATACAGCTCAAACTACGATGCCTAGCAATGCTGACGTTATGTGGAGGTTCAAAGATTCTTCAGATAATTTTGATGCCAGTGATTCTTCTATTGCTAGAATAACTTCGGGTAATACTCCTGCTCCTAATGGACATTACATCCTAAGTCTTTCAGACCAAGATAGAAACACTGCCAGTGGATTGACAGGAGTCGCTTCTACAACTACCAGCTTCCAACGCCCCGGTATTTGTGCGTTCTTCGCAGGGCGTGTATTCTACGCAGGTATTAACTACGTGGGATTTAACAGTAATGTGTACTTCACACAAATCCTTGAGCGTGTTGATCAGTACGGGTCTTGTTACCAAGTGAACGATCCTACTTCAGAAGATTTGTTTGACCTTCTTCCAACTGATGGTGGGGTTATCTCCATTCCTGAGGCAGGAACTATCCATAAGATGCATACTGTTCCCGGTGGTCTGTGTCTCTTTGCTGCCAATGGTGTATGGTTTATCACTGGAAGTACAGGGTTAGGTTTCACAGCTACTGACTACACTGTTCAGAAGATTGCGGATATCTCTACTATTTCACCTACGTCGTTTGTTAACGTAGATGGTTACCCGATGTGGTGGAATGAAGAAGGCATTTACGCAATGAGTGGTAATAATACTACGATACCTTCTATTAAGTCTCTAACTTATGGGACTATTAAAACTTTCTACGATGACATCCCTGTTACTTCTAAACGGTATGCCAGAGGATTCTACCATAAAACAACTGGTCTGATTCGTTGGGTTTATCGTAGCACAAGCACATCTCAGATCAACGATCTGTATGAATATGACAGAGTGCTAAATCATAACGCACGTACTGCTGCATTCTATCCTTGGACCATATCAGATAGTCCTATTAAAGTTTGTGGAATCATTTCTTCGGAACTGATTACCAGACCTATTTCTATCGTTAATGTCGTAGACAGTTCAGGTAATCCTGTAGTTGACAGCGGTGGTAATCAAGTCATAGCTTTCACAGAATCAGGTTCACAAGATCAGCAGTTCGATAAGTATTTAGTTACTTACCCAGATGGTTCTGGTAGTTGGAACTTCACATTCGCAGATAGAGATAATGAAGAGTACGTAGATTGGTTTAAGTATGATGGTCTAGGTGTCAGTTACGACAGCTACTTTATCTCAGGATTTAAGCTTCAGGGCCAAGGTATTCGTAAGTTTCAGAATAACTGGATCAGAGTTTACTCCAGACTTGATAAACCTGTTCAATATAGATTCCAAGGTATTTGGGACTTTGCTAACACAGGTTCCAGTACAGGCAGATGGTCTACTAATCAACTAATCACCCATGACAACTTAAACTACTCTAATGACTCACGTAGACTTAAAGTCCGTGGACATGGAGAAGCATTACAATTTCGTGTATCTTCTCTAGCTGGTAAATTCTTCGACATCATCGGATGGTCGAGCTTCCAGACTGGTAACGCAGCCCCTTAAGGACGGTAGCAAAGCTACCTAAAGGAAATAAAATGAATCAAGAACTTAAAGAACTTAATGAAACTCGTTGGAAGAATGCACACATTCCTGCTTCCAAAGGTCCTGCTTTTAAGAGAGTAGCTGATGTACTTATGAAGCCGGAGAACCGTGCTCAGTACCAGTACGTCTCTGACCAGCTTAAGAAGAAAGGCTACACTATTCCTTGGTGGTTTATCGCTGTAGCTCATTATCGTGAAGCTGGCTTCGATGAGCACGACAATCCCCGTTGGGATACCTACCTTGGTAACGGTCAGCCGTTGAATAAAGTAACGACTATCGTTCCTAAAGGACGTGGACCATTTAGTGACTGGAGCGAAGGAGCTATCGATGCTCTCGTTAATGCCCCTCCGTATGCAGCTAAAAATACCGACTGGAGTATCGGCGGTGCTCTGACTAAGCTCGAAGAGTACAACGGCATGGGGTACTTCAACAGAGGTAAGACTTCTCCTTATCTTTGGGCTGGTACAGATCAGTATGTAAAAGGTAAGTATGAGAAAGATAAAGTTTATAATCCTAACGCCATTGATAAGCAACTCGGCTGTGCAGGCATACTGAAGTTCATGGGAGTGTTCAAAACTCCTGTAGGCATTGGAACTACTGCTGGCGCAGGCGGTGCTGTAATCGCTTCTGCTACTTCTAGCCATTGGTGGAATTACTTCACCGATCACTGGGTAGCTATTGTACTTGGCGTTGTAGGTGTAGGCATCGCAATCGATCTCGGTATTGCAATTTATAATGACAGAAAGAATAGGTTGAAGGTTAATGGAAAAGCTAAGTAATTTCTGGGAGTCCACTAAGGACTTCTTCAAACGGTCTGAGACTGTGTTTTATGCACGTCTTCAGACGATCATCGGATTTGTTCTCGCAGTACTCGGTACCATTGATTGGTCTCAAATCCAGACTTGGGATTTCACTACTCCCCGTCAGACTGCATGGCTCGGTATCGGTCTTGTCGTTAACGGACTTGTCACGGAAGTTCTCCGTAGGCGGAATATGAATGCTTAGTTGGATTCCTCTGCTAGGTCCTATTATCCAAGGTCTTACTACGATCTTTACTAAGACTAAGGACACAGAGCTAGAGAAGTATAAGACAGACTCGAATGCTTCTGTCCAAACGCTGAGTACATTCAGGGACGATATCGGTGTCCGCGTAATGCGTGACATGGTTTGTTTCCCCGTTGTTGTTTGGTCTATGATTATAGGTTGGGATACCATTGTCGTCAGACATTACCCCAACCTAGTCTTCATAGTAGAGAAGTACCCTGACAGTGTTGCTTACCTTCCATATGCAGTTCTGATCTTCCTTCTCGGCAACATTGGCATCAATGCATGGAAGTCTAGATAATGCTATTCAATTACGATATAGAAGACCGGCGTAAGAAGAAGATGCATTCCGAGCATCGTATTATTCACATCCGCCCGATGAATAATGGTAAAAGTACTCTTAACTCATCTGGCATGGTAGACAACCGTCTATTTACTGGAGAGAATAAACTTCATGCCACATACATCGATCACTCTGGGATGTGGAAGCTCCACTACGACATCGGAGCTATCCCCGGAGGTCTTCAGATGCAATTCACAACATTACAAGAATTACTCACCCATGTCAGAAGCTATTTCAAAAAACGAAACGTCGAAGTCGTCGATGTCGTTGACGCCAGTTGAAATCACATTCCCTGCTGCTTCTACTTTAAGTGATGCACTCATTAGTGAACTCATTACTTACACTAAGTTTAACGGAATGCTTCTAGGGTATATATCTATTCTCGCAACCATTTATTTACTAAGTAAGGTTACATTTTGAAAATCGCCACTATAGAAGACCTTCCAGAGATTTCTGAAATGTCTATGAAATTTATGTCTGAGACTGGTTACGCAGAGTTCTCAGACCAAGAAACAATTGACAATCTGATTAAAAGCATAGTCACTTCAGAGGGTAACGAAAGAATTATAATTCTCGAACCCGGTGTAGGTTTTCTAGCTGGCTGTGCAGTTCCGTTTGTCTTCGGTCCACATCTTCTCGCTACTGAGATAGCTTGGTATGTCATGCCAGAGGAGCGTGGTAAAAAGATTGGTAGTGAGTTTCTTCATGCCTTCGAATATTGGGCTAGGGAGAAAGCAGGCTGCACTATGATTACTATGATCTGTCTAGATGACAGACTTGATAAATTCTATAACAATGAAGGATATAAGCTGTACGAACGGTCTTATATGAAGGTGCTTTAATGGCGGCTTTATCCGCACTCGGACTAATCTCCGGTGGCCTGAGCATGGTCTCGGGTCTCTTCGGCAGTTCAGAGGGAAGTGACACCGCTAGGCAGGGCTATGAACTTCAGCAACAAGGCGCTCGAATACAAGCCCAAGCTGCTCAACAGCAAGCACAGATTAGTAAAGACCAAGCTGCAAGTTCTGTTCAATTCGCAGGACAAGAGCGTGATCTCAACATCCTAGCTAGTAATCAAAGTATTGCTGCTGCTAATCAAAGCTATAGTATCAATCAAGGAACCATAGCAGATCAGCAACAGATCGAAGCTTTGAAAGCTAGAGCTATGGAAGTCGATGCACGTAGACAGCAACTAGAGATTATTCGTAACCAGCAACGTGGACGTGCATTGGCACTCACGACTGGTATTGCCCAAGGTGGTTCAGGGTTTAGAAACAGTTCTGCTCTTCAAGGTTCGTATGGTCAGGCTTCTGGTCAGACTGGAGTTAACCTCCTCGGTGTCCAGCAACAGCTTGAGATCGGTAGAGGTATCAACGCCTTCAACACTGACATCAGTAACAACCAGATCGCTATGAACGATCTTCAACATAACTACGCTCTTCAGCAAGCAGCTAACCAGACAAGCAAGAGTAACATCGCTTATAACTACGCTGTCGCTAATGCCGGCTTCCAGACTAGGTTTGCTGATACGCAGACGCTGATGTCTCAAGGCCAAGGGTTGGTTAACCAAGGTAGTGGTCTTGTCAGTCAAGGTCAGATGCAGATGCAGCAAGGCAGTCAGTTCATGGGACTTGGACAGAATCTATTTAGTATGGGAACCAATGCAGATAAACTCTTTGCAGGCGGTGGTAGTGCCTTTGGTGGTATCTTCGGAGGATTATTTTAATGGATAACAATAACACTCCAATCGATATTGCACCTATCACACCTCAGGAAGACCCTTTCGAAGTAGATAACTCCGAAGCGACTACTGCTGCGCCGTCTTCTCCAGAAACTTTAGACAGCCGTTCGTTTAAGATTAAGTACGGTCTCGGAGATATAATTCAGAAGAATAAAGATCAGATTTACGCCGATCTTCAGAACGGCGATGAACCTAACATGCGTGAACGTATGGCTGGAGAGATCGATAAGCGTAAGTCTGCTGCTCTTGAAGATACTATAAAACAGGCTACTGCTAATAAAGGTATGCCGTTAACTCAAGAGGAAGTAGGCGGACTTACTGATATCATTAAAAATCTCAGTCAGACTACTGATCCTCAGACAGTCTTCGAAGAAGCTTATGGTAAACAGTTCATCGGTGAACTGGAAAATACTGCTGCCCGTAATCCTGATAACATTCTAACTGATGCTCAACAGAAGTACCCTGAACAGGTTGCTGCTGAACTGTTGAATAACTCTAGCATGGTGGCTAAGAGGGAACTCCTTCTCACCAAGCTTCAGAATGTCAACGATGAGATTAAGGCTCAAGGTTGGCTAGGTTGGGGCTTTGACCAAGCTAAGGGAATGATCCCAGGTTATACAGACGCACAGCTTAGACAGAACATAGATTCTGTAGGAGTGTTCAAGGGTCTTGGGCTTGGAGAGAACCTCGAAGCTCAGCGTACTGCTCTTCTTCGTATGACGCCTACTGAGATGAAAGCTACTGTCGATAAAGTAGTTGACACTCTTAACAACGGCGTAGCAGGAGGCAACCCACAGTTAGCAGCTTCTTGGCTTCAAGCTATGGTTGGGGGAAACAGCACTGATATTCTTTTCCATGATCTGTCAGTTCCTATGGACGCCGCAGGTCTTGGTATTGGTAAAGGTGCTCTTAAGGTCGGCAAAGGAATTGTCTCTAAGATAGTTGGTAAAGAAGATGCTCAGCTTCTATCTGATACAGCTAAAGCTGCTAAAGACATGGCGCAGGCTTCTGCTGATCCTTCTGTATCTAAGAGTACGATTGAGGCTGCTTCAGGTGATCTAAAACAGTCTGCTATTACTCGTGCAGTATCCGATGCAGTCGCTGACGCACATCAAGCTACGGATGCCACTAAACGTGGACTAGAAAGTCTGTCTTCTGTTCATCGTACTGATCTTCAGAAAGCAGTAGCTAACCCCGGTAGGTTCGGACAGGATATCGTCAACCGCATCGAAGAGATGTACGACGCTGTTGGTCCAATCATGGAAAAGGCTGCTCAGATTGGTAAGGTAGAGCGTCTGCCTGAAGTCATGAGCAACGAAGTAGCTGTACGTTCTATTATCGATAGTATGAAAGATACTTATAAAGGTCTTCGTAACTCGATCATCGATGTATCTAAGCCTTACAGAGAGAATCTTGCAGGCAATTGGTTCTTAGACTTCTATATGGGGAATAACGATGGTACTTATTTCACTAAACGATCTGTTGCAGAGAACTTCATTGAGTTTCATGGACTGAAGAGTGCTTCTGTTGAAGAAGGTGCTAACATTGCTGCGACTAAGGTTGGTAAAGCAGAGCGTTCAATCAGAGACAGTATTCAGCTTGCTAAAGATACTGTAGAGAAGATTGAGAAGCGTCTTGCAGAGAATAAGTATGCAACTGATGCCCGTCGACAGAAGGATGTAGAAACTAAATCCTTCCTCACTGATGAAGCTATTCCTAACTATGAAAAGAAACTTAGTAATACTCTAACTCAGAAGGCTACTGTAGAGCAGCAAGGTCTCGGTTATTACATTAAGATAACTAAACCTGTTAATGAAACTGACGATGCAGTCAGAGATGTAATCGCTTCTACGACGAATACTAAAGTCCCTGAGAACAGTATCTCTTCCTTCCTCAACGCTTGGGGTCTTGGTAAGTACCGTACTCCTGAAGACACTCTGTCTAAAGCAGACCGTGCTAATCGGTTGATTGCTACTTACAATCCATCTGAGTTGACTTCTCTTCTCCGTAAGAACTCTCCTAACATTCAACGTCTTGCTACTGTTAAACCTAAGTTTACCAACAGCAGACAGAAGTGGGAAGATTTCCAACGTGTCATCGAACAAGGTCAAGAACTTTGGGATGTCAATACTAAGAAGAAAGGTTACTTCTTCGAAAGCCCTGATGAGTTAGAATCAGCTTATATGAGTTGGTTCAAACGTATGCCGGACGAAGATGAAGTGCTCGCTTACTTCGAGTTCAAGCGGAATATGGAGATCGATCGTGCATTCAGAAACATCGCTGAACATCGTAACCAATCTCGCGTGGGTGCAGAAACCCATAAAGTAATCTCTACCGATCCTGAAGGTAAGTCTTTTCCTACTCCTGAGTTCTCAGGTGTCACTCGAAAGGTCCTCGGTGGTTCTAAGAGCAATGTTGCAATCATTGGCGATAAATATGGCTTTGAGAAAGTTAAGTCCCTCGCCAGTATGTCTACTAAAGACAAAGAGAAGCTCCAAGAGTTGATCGACAACGGTACCTTTAAGCTTATTGAAATCTACAATCCTGAACTCCGTCCATTGAATGGTTACGGAGCTATTGATGATTCTAGGATCAGGTATGTTCTCGCTAAGACTGTAGAAACCAGAGACCTCGACTGGAACCACGTACCGCGTAGAGGTGGTGGACACGTCGAGTATGACTACAAATATTATATCAAACAAGCTAAGATGAAGTTTGATAAAATTTCTGGAGATAACTGGTATGAAGGCGATACAACTGTCATGCCTGTTCAAGTTTATAAAATGGGAGCAGACTTCGCTAAGAAGTTAGATGCTGTCCGTAAACTCCTGAAGGATAAACAAGAAGACGCCGCTAAGAACTACTCCAACAAGAACCTTCATATTCCTTGGGAGACTGTTCAAAGTTGGTTTAAGGGAGAGCTTCAACCAGACGGTAAATGGTCCGGAGCTAGGCTTAGTCTTCACGAGCCTATTCAGGTTGTCGAGAAGAACCGTTCTATTGCTAGTATGAGTGATGAACTCGAACGTAGATATAAGAATTTCCGCAATGGTGAAAAGGAAGGCAGTCTTGCTCGTCAGAACAGAGTAGAGTTCTCTCAGGAACGTGACAGCGGAGATGTCTTCACCATCGAGAATAAAGGTACTGCTGACAATCCGTTATATAACATCGTACCTGCTGCTAAGGTCGATCCTATTACTGTTCTCAACAGAGGGTTGAATAAGATTGCTAAATCTAACTTCATGGACGACTACAAAACCATGAGCGTAGAACATTGGCTTCAGCAGGCTGGTAAATACCTTAATGCCAGTCAGAGTGAGATTAGGCATAGTCCTTTTTATTACTTTCAAGAAGCTAAGTTCCTTCCCGGAACTGACCCAATCATTAAAGGTCAGCTAGAGACTGCTAAGTTTCATATCCAACAGCTTATTGGACAACCTTCGGATACTGCTCAGAAGCTTCAGAGAGTTTCTCAGAAGTTGGCGGATGCTGCATACACCAAGCTTGGTCCTGACAGTAAGTTGGCTAATGAATGGGATTTAGGTAAGCTCAGAGACCCGTTTAAGATTCTTAGATCACTGACATACCATGTCAAGATGGGGTTGTTCAACATCCCTCAGTTCATTGTGCAAGCAGGCAACTACAGCAATATCCTCGGTATCGCAGGCTATAAATACGCCGCTCCAGGTACGCTTGGGGCACAGCTTCATTTCTGGAGTAAGCTAAACAGCAGCCCTGAGTTGATTGATCTCTTCGACAGAATGGCTAGTCGCTTCAACCTTCCGGGAACTTCACATTGGAGACCCGGTGAGTTTAAGGAAGCATTCGAAGAGTTCAAGAAGACTGGCTTCGGTAACGTCGGCGGAGAGTATGCTGCTCTCGACGACCCGATGAACCAAAAGGTAATTACCCAAGGTGTTGATACCTTCTTAGACGCCAGTACGATGTTTGTACGTGGTGGTGAACAGAATTCTAGATATGGTGCTTGGTATACTGCATTCAAGGAATTCAGAGATAAGAAACCTTTCGGTAAACTGACTGAACAAGACAGAAGTGACATCCTTCAAAGGGCTGACCTTCTGAACATCAATATGTCTAGAGCTTCTTCGTCTGCTCTTCACTCTGGAGTGATGAGTATCCCGACGCAGTTCTTAACCTACCAGATTAGGTTGTTCGAACTCTTCCTCAGTAAACGTATTACTCCGCAAGAACGGTGGAGAATGTTCTACACGAATAGCTTGCTCTACGGTATGCCTATGGGTGTAGGTCTTACAGGTATTCCAGCAGCAGGGTATATCCGTCAGAAGATGATGGAGAATGGGTACGTCGTTGGAGATAACTTCTTCAGCACCGCAGCCATGGAAGGTGTCCTCTCTGCTATTGGTGCTATTGTCACCGGTAAGGGCGATCCTTCTGCTGGTACTTGGTTCGACTTCGGAGATAGACTTGGTAATAAAGGTCTAGAATTCCTTGGAGGTATAAACCGAGCAGATAAGAATTTCTTGGATATCGCTGGTGGTCCTGCGTACAGCATTATTAAGGGGACTGTAGAACAGTCTGACGGTTTCCTCAATGCAATGATGAACCTCGTCAGACCTGAGAGCGAACTGTTTCCGTTAGCTCCTGAAGATTTTATTGATCTTTTGAAAGAGATTTCTTCGGTTAACTCTGCTTTCAGAACTCTGGCTGTCCTTAACACAGGACGTTGGGTTTCTAAGAAAGAAGCATGGTTGGCTGATGCTACTCCATTCCAAGCAGTCTTTGCTGGACTGACTTCGTTTAAGGATCAACGTATCAACGACATCCAGACGTTACGTGCTGCTGCTGAGTCTCAGAAATCGTATGAGAAAGAAATCGAGAAGAGATTCCTTCAAGAATACCGTCGTGCAGTCGTAGCAGGCAAGAATAACGATGAAGGTCAAGCAACTACTTACTTCAAACGAGCCAAGGCTTTACTAGCAATTGGTGGATACCCTGAAGATAAAATATCTTCGCTGGTAAGTCGTGCAGCTAATGACAACAAGTCTGTCCTCGATAGAGTGACGTTTGACTTCTATACTAAGAAACCAGATAAGGTTCAAGGAGTGGATGCTCTTACAAGAACCCAGAAGGTGAAAGAAAAACAACAAGGAATAACTGAGTAATGGCTAATTTCAACCAAACTATTAACCCGACGAATGATCCTAACTTCACTAGCATTACTCGTCCTATTTCAATCCCTGACGGTATTAATCCTAAAGGAGTAGAAACCAATCAAATTATGCCTAAAGGACAGGAGATCGGAGATCGATCTGCTGAGTTCGAAGGCAAGGCTAAAGCTTATGGTTCAGAAGCGCAAGGAATGGCTGATAAAGGTTTCGGAGACCTCTTCGCTGGTATCGTAGGTATCGGAGACTTCCTCGGCAAAGCTGGAGTCCAGATGGTTCGTAAGGACATCGAAGATAAAGTCTATGAAGTAGCTGACAGCGAACGTCAACTATATACTAAACGTCTTGAAGAGCTTAAGGCTGGTGGTCCTGTTAAGGACATCATGGCAGGTGGCGGAGAAGATGAAAACGGTAACCCTCTTCCATCAGAACTGACTAATCTTCCAGACCAACTCAACGTCTTAGCTTCGGCTAGAGACGGAGGTAAAATCAGTTCTACTGACTATCAAGCTAGACTTCTTGCTGCTGCTAAGGACTTGAGAGCTAGGTATCCCGGTTTCAAAAATGAGATCGACCAAGAATTCGCTAAAGTTACTGGGCACAATCCTGCTAACGCTTACATCACTGGTTTGGTTTCAGACATCAACCGAATGAACAGTAGCGTTAACAGTGATCGTAATAAACTGATTACTTACATCCAGAACAACCAAGGTATGTTCAACGATCCTGTCGAAGCTACTCGTAAAGTCATGACCGGAGAGTGGGGAAGGCTGGATGTCATTAAACAGACTGCTCCGCATGAGAAGCTTAAGATTGATCTAAACGAACGTAAAGCAGTATTCGAAGATCAGAAGCTTACTAAGGATCAGAAAATCCAAGCTGGTAAAGAACTGTTCGATCTTGGTGCAGAAGGTGCAGTAACTAACTTCGTATCTAGGTTCATGACCAGAATGGGTCTTGATGATTCTACCGTAGACATGATGACTACTAGAACTAAGACTGGAGAGCTAAGCACTCAAAGGTGGTCTGAACTCGGGCAACTCTTTGCTAACGAAGAAGCTCAGCTTAAACAAGCTATGTACGAAGATGCACGTAGACATGGACTTACTCAGACGTTAGGTGTCGATGAAGTAAATAAACGCATTGATGCCGTTATGGAACGTACTAAGATTATCAAAGATCGTATTTATGCCAAGGATGTCGGTGGCATTAACAGGGCTGCTCAGCTAGTTAAGGCTATGTCTGACGACGATCAAAAGAATGCATTCCAAGACAGCGTAATGGGTCCGCCTCTTCGTGCGACTGAACTTGCTAAGCGGGTTGGTGGAGAGCAATTTATGCAATCTACCGCTCTTCAACAAGCTACTGAAGGTCTTGTAGGTAAATGGGCTGCATACACCAAGAGTATGCAAAATGCCATTGCTGTTCAAGCAGATATGGATTCTACAGGAATTCCGTTGACTCTCAACAGAGTGTTCGATGAATACGCTGTTAAGATGAAGAATGCTACCCCGGCTGAGAAGAAGGCAACTAACATCAGCACAATTAATCGTATTCTTGATATCGCTAAACCTGATACTCCTGAAGCAGTTAAACTAAATTACGCTGCTGCTGCATTCTCGCCAGAGAATAGAGGGTTTATTTCACGTCTTAACATGGACTCCGTTGACGCCAGAGGAAGACCTATAAAAGGTCAGAATGCTATCTTCCAGAATATGACATCTCCTGAGATGACTAAAGAGATGTATCGTCTAGGTCAGAAGCATCCTCAGGTCTGGAAGAATTACACCGACTGGGCTACTGATACTCTCAGCAATGAATTGATCTCTAGAGATATCCGTGATCTCTCTCAGGTTAGAAATCCTGCCATCCGTGTTGGTTGGGACAGTGATAACAACAGGCTGATAACTGAATTCAAGCCTCTGTCTATCCCCGGTGCTCCTAAGAGTGGTGATCCTTTCGCTGCTATGAGCAGAGATGAAGAACGACGCTCTACTCTTACTTCTAACAGTAAAGGCGATGCAGAGTTCCCGCACGTACAGGCTATGATTAACCGTATCAACAGCAACCTCTCTAACTATAAGAATATTGCAGATGCTGCTGGGGCTAGTGTTCCTGCTCTTCTATTGGGAGTAATCTCTAAGGCTGCGGGTCCTGAAGCTCTCCAACAAGTCGATAACATTCCCGGAGATATCGCCCGTCAGATCGGTCTTACTGCTCTGAAGATTAAGTCTAAGAAGCTTGGGGTTGGTCCGTAATGCCTATCGCTATTGGCGATCAAGTCTATGAAGACGAAGTACATTACAACGCTAGTCTGCTAGGCATAGAATTACCTAAGGAAGATACCCCTTTTACGTCGTCTTCGACGACTACTTCTACAACCCCTCTAAAACCCACGACGTTGCCCGCTGATGCGTTAAAATCAAATGGAGGTACCAAGGTACCGGAGAATAGTTCATCGAATCCTGAGGCTCTTCCAGACATAAATGATATCCCACATCACGACTGGATAGAATCTACTATCAAGGCTATTCCTCAAGCTCTAGCTCTCCCCGGAGATATTCTTTCTGGGAAGGTGAAAGCTGGCACTCCTCAAGAGATTGAGAGAGCAGCAGACCTAGCTGGACTGATGGTATTCGGTCCTGCTCCTGTAGCTTCTAAACTAGCAGATGGAACTCTCGGTTCCTTCGCAGGTGTGAAGAGTAAGACCGTTGATCTAAACAAATTAGCTGAAGCTCAGGTGATGAAAGCTAACGGAGCTAGTGCTGATGATGTTTGGAAACAAACAGGTTTCTACAAAGCAGCAGATGGACGTTGGAAATACGAAATCTCTGACAACAATGCTAAATTGAAGATGGAGAACTTCGTAGATGAAACTCCTAAGGAAACCTTTGGTTGGGATTCTGCAAACACTAATACAGCTCCGGTGATTAGACCTAAGAATCCTCTGAATGACATTCCTCCCGATATGTCTGTTCAAGATCAAGTTAATCATCTAATGAATGCTCAGGTTCATCAACCTCTTAGTGAAATCATCGATCATCCTGAGTTGTTCAAAGCTTATCCATTCCTTAAGGATGTGAGAGTTCAGAATATGCCTGAGAGTATGCGGTCTAGAGCATTAGCTTTCGTGGATACCAGTGGAACAATTCATATGTCTCCTATGAGTCCTGATCTAACTAAAGAAATTCTTCTACATGAAGTTCAGCACGTCATCCAGAGACATGAAGGTTTTGCTAGAGGTGGAGATGCTAAGACATTTGAACACCCTAATCTACCTAAAGCTCAGAAGTTATACGATGACGCCATAGCTGCTGGAGGAAATCCTAACAGTCCTGCTTTGGTTAAAGCTAAGAAGATAATTGATGACAATAAAGAGCAAGCTTATCAGTCTTATCTAAGACTTGCAGGTGAAGTTGAATCTAGGAACGTTGAATCCAGACTGTTGTTAAACGAACTTCAACAGAAGAACTTGTCTCCGTCTATTACTGAAGAGTTTGCACCAAACGAACAGATAGTTAAGTTTAGAGATGGTGTTAGTAATTCTGAAATTAAGCCCGGACAGTTACCTGAAGGGTATTTTGATAAGGTTCCTATAGATAGACGCCTTAGTAGATCAGGTACTGAACCAAGCCATCCCGGTTTTAGATGGGAAGTATATGATCCTAAGACTAATAAAGTGATGCGTAAAGATATCATGACTAGATCAGGAGCATCTAGAACTCAGGATAATCTAGATAACAAATACGGAGCTTATCGTTATAGAGTTCGTATGGTTAAAGCTAAAGAATTAACTGAAAATGAAAGACAGTTCCTGACTGATAACAACATCAACATAGGTGACTAATTAGGACTGATTTCCTACGTTAGGATTAAATTCCTATCATAAGGCAAAATCACCGAAATAAGAGCCTAAATAAATTTTAGGCAAAAATAAACCCCCAAGGATTTCTCCAAGGGGGTTTTTCTTTGTCCAGTGCTTGGACAGTTTACCGGTAGGCGTCGGGAGGTCCTCTGAGGAAAGACCTACATCTACCGGAGTTAGCTGAAGCCGCCCTTATTAAGAACGGCTTCGAATGCTGCACCTACACATGGTAGGCTCAGCAGAGCTACGACGCAGGGGTGTACTTCCAGTTCTGGTAATCCTTCAGGATGTTCTGAAGCTCACCGACCGGAGCAAGCGTCGCGGCATCGATAGCAGCCTGAGTAGCTTCATCGAGAGCATCGAGAGCAACCTTGTAGCCAGCCTCGTCCGGAGCAACCTTGCCCCAGATGATGCCGTACATGTTGGGGTAGTACTTCAGCTCATCTTCGCCGACACGAGTAAGTGCCTTCTCGTCGAGAATGAACTCGTCGTTCTTGATCGCGGCGATCAAATCCTTCGCAGTACGAGGAGCCTTATTAGCATCCATGTTGAACTGGACACGCAGGGCATCACGAAGAACGTACTTCGTGGAGTTGATACGGCTCACCGCGAAGTCACGCTGAGTGGCCTCGATGTTGGTGGCGGGAGCAGCGACGTTCATGGCGGTGTTGAAGTTAACTTTGGCAGTCATTG